TCCTCGAATTCGGCGAGGGTCGGCGTCCCGAGGGCGGGGGCGCCGGCGGCGATCCCGGTCGCGTCGAGCTCGTGAGTTTGCCCGATCGTCGGTGTCCCGAGGACGGGGGCGCCGGTGGCGATCCCGGTCGCGTCGAGCTCGTGAGTTTGCCCGATCGTCGGCGTCCCGAGGACGGGGGCGCCGGTGGCGATCCCGGTCGCGTCGAGGTTATCCTCGTCCGCCTCAATCAAAAATGATGAGATATCTTGCCGGTAGAGCTCGACCGAATTCGCCGCGCCTCCTGTCCCGACGGAAGCGACGTTGAATCCGGTGCCATCGGTGAGAGTCAACGAGTCGTAATCTGCCGCGATTCGTGCGCTTTCGACATAAAGGTTTGCCTCGTCCGCGAATAGCGTCACGCCTATATCGTCGCCGTCTGCTACGTCGGAATTCGATCCGGTGATTCTAGCGGTTCCGTTCTCGTAAAGGATGGGTTTCCCGTTTGAATCGATATCGAGGGTGATCTCGTCGCCGCCGGATTTGCGGATCTCATATTGGAGCGAGCCCGAGGTCGGGAGGGAAACACCGCGGACGTAAAATAAACAGTTCGGTTCGTGGGTCGCGGTGTCGGATGTTTGCGGGGACACGATTCGGTCGTCGGCGATTCCCAGGGCGGGATATGGGTGGCTCGCCATCGACGCAATCGCGCCACCCGCAGGGAGTGTATTGAGCCTACACAGCACCGCCTCGGAATGGTCAGTAAGTGTCGCCGTGCCGATGTCTACATCATTGACGTTGACTTCAAGCGCACCATCGTCATCGACCAGCGTCATCACGTCCGTATCGGAAACGGCGCTGCCGACGGTTAGCAGCGAGCCGCCCTCAGATCCGCCGATTGTCTCCTGGACTGTGATATCGCCGTCTTTGTCAATGTACAAGGTCGTGAAGTTGCTCGTATCAACTCGCCGCACTTGGAACGCAATCGGCTGGGCATTCGGTAGAGTTATTGCACCAAGGTTGATTTCCGCTGATCCGGCCTCGCGGTCGATTTCATCAGATGCCGCCGGACTCGCGTCGGAGTCCGTGGTCGTAATGAAGTCGGCGCCCCATGCGGTGAGTCCGTTCGCCGGGAGATCGAGCGCGAAGAATGTCGTCAGTGGGCCTTGTGATGCGTATCGAAAAAATACGGTGTAATAGAGTGTGACGTTATCGCTGTTCGCGCTAACCCACAACAGGTTATCGTCGCCGAGCTCAAATGATCCCTTGCTCCTGAGAATTGAGCGTATGGTTCTCTCTTCTGTAACGCCCCAAAAGCCCATTTCGGTCATCTTGATGCCGAAATCGAGGACTACGTGCTGTTGGGCGTATGCCCCGCTCCCAGTCTCATATTGGGCGCTGCTAGCCTGGTCTGCCCGCGTAACGTAGAACCCGTAATATTGCCATTCTGCGAGTCCTTGTTTGAGGACGATCCCGCCGCAAAGTCCCGCCGCTCTTGTAAGTGCCTCTGTGTAGAGATTCCGATAGGCACTAAGATTGATGTGGGTTCCGCCGTCTTCGATCAGCCATGAGCTCGGGGTGTGGAATGTGATCTCGCCCGGTCCCGGCTCGCACGTTCTCGGTGACGTGACTGGTGCGTCATCGGGAGTTGTCAACTCGTCGTAGTAGAGATAGGTCGTCACGAGATGAAATCCTTGAATTTCTTACCAAGGTCTCGCGGTGTTGCATTCGGCTTGTTCCCGTGCCAAGTCGCGAGGCCGGCCGCATTCAATCCGAGCCCGATAAGGAAAGATTCCACCGCCGTCCACCGGGCAGCCAAAAAGGGAGTGTCCATTTCATACGGTAATAGCGGGGCAGGTAAAGGTGAACCCTCGTCGTCAAGGGTGGGACTGAAAACCCCGAGGACGAGGTGATCCGCGTGGGCGTCGATGGCCGGAAAAACCGATGCTGCCGTAACTGTGATATTCACGAGACATGCGGCGGGTATCGTGTCCTTGGCGGGTCTGGCCCAATCTGAGGCGCCATCGATTCCGTGAGTTAGGACGCGGCCGACAAGCAAGGGCGCATCGGGAACGGAAATCCACACTTTGCTCCCGAAATATGGGTCCGCCGGGCGTCGAATCGTTCCGACGGTGAAACGTGGTCGCCGGCCTTTCCAAAACGGGTCTGTCTGAATCTCGGCGAGGGTTTGGCCGTATTCCACGCCGGACTCGGACTCATAGGGAAAATCTAGCTTAACGGTGCTGAAACCCGGGTCCTCGTTGTCACCATAAACGGCCCTACTGATGACAGCGGCTCGGAATAATGCGTCTTGGCTCATGGCGTCTATGCCGGGTCGGGGATACCGATTTTGAATTCGGTGAGGGTGAAGGTATTCCCGTCCGTTACGCCTTCGCTACCGGCGAGGGGTCCGGCGGAAAGGAGGCGGGAATTCGTGGTGTCGGTAACGGCCCAATGGGAAGCGTCTCCGGTCCCGTCGACGACTCCGTCGGTGATCGCCGAAACGGTCACTTCACGTCCGCCGGCTCCGCGATCCGCGGGGTTCGAAATCGTGGGACCGACTTTTTGCCCTAGTGAATAGGTCGTTTGGGCCTCGGCAAATGTGGCGGGTTCTTGCGAACAAATATCTAGCTGCTCGCCTTCCGCATTGAAAACTCCGAGTCCGTTATCCAAAACGCGATCTCCTATCATTGCCATTTCAATCTCCTTTTTCGTTTACGCCTGGGGCGGTTTGTAATCGGGGCTATTGATTATGAGTGTTCGGCGGATATCCCCAAGCTGACGGCCGGGGGAGTTGGACGTCGTTATCGACGTGGACGAACGTTTTCGCGAGCCCGATCCCGCCGGCGTGGGCGGCGAGCTCGGCCGCGATCGAGATCGCGTCGGCGAGCTCCATCCGGCCGGCGAGGACGGCGGCGGCGAGAACGGAAGCAACGAGGAGGCCGTGACGGTCGAACCCGTTCGAGGCGGATAAATCGCCGGCGGCGGCGCGGGTGTGGGCCGAACGGTTAACGCCTCCGACGGCTCGATTATGCGAGACGCAACGGGCGCCGGAGGTGGGGTGTATCGGCCGGCCGTAAATCAGGCGGAGGGTTTCGAGGAAATCGAGAAACCCGGGCGCGTAATCCTCGCGGACGGATCCGAATCCGCAATCGTCCTGACAGGCGAGGCGATCCGGCGGGCCGGCCGAGAAATGTTCGGTGAGTTGATTACTCAATTTTGAGCTCCATCCGGTCGAGTCGTTTTTCGATTCCTTCGAGGCGTTCGTCCATTCGGCCGAGGACGACGGATAACGAGGCGAGGGCCGTTGTGTGTCTGATTTCGGCTCTGTGGTCACGAGTGGCGCCGGCGGCGACATATGGGACGGCGGCGGCTTCGACTCGCTCGTCGATAAGTTTCCGGATCGCGGGTTGTACCTCGGTGTGGAACGTTTCCAATTGCCGGGAGAATTCCTCTGCGGCGACGTCTTGGACGGAAGCGTAAACGGCTCCCCAAAGGACGACGAGGGCGACGATAATTGAGGCGATCGAGGCGAGGATCGCGAAAACCAACTGAAATTTTTCGAGGCGGAATGAGTAAATCGTTTTCGCGTCGCCGCCGTCTCCGATTCGGACTTTCGAAAATGTCGCTCGTTTGTCCTCAATCATTGGCTAGACTCCAATCCCGAGGAGGATCCCGATCGCCTTTTTCCGGAGCGGGATCCCGACTGTTAACCGTAGAGTAATCGGTTTCCGTTGGTCGGCGGAAAAGGCGCCGAGGTCGAAACCATTTTGGACGTCGTCGGGGACGGCGGAAAATCCTCCGCCGGCGTCGATTTCGAGGTAATCCGCGAGGTCGGCCGCGAATTGGGCCGTCGAATGGGCCTCCGTCGCGACGACTTCGAGCTCGAAATCGTAGGAGCTCCCGACGACGACGAAATCCGCCGGGATCCGGATAATTTCGCGAGCTCCATCCACGGGGCGGAGTTCGAGCATTATCCGCCATCCGCCGGCGCCGGCTCGCCGAATTTCCGGCCGGCGAGATTCGAGGATTTTTCGGAAAGCTCCTTCGCGTGTTCCATCATTTCCGCGGCTCGTTTCCGTTGGTTCGCGACGGCTTTCGCGACGGTTTTCGACTGGTTCCGGAGCTCGGATCGGATCGCTCCCGTATTGTCGACGATGATCGTTTGGGCGTCGGCGAGATTTTGAATCGCGTTCGCCATCATAACGAGGGCGTCGGTTAAGTCCCTGTCCATTGATTCCTCCGTGTCTACCTGGGAGTTTCCCTCGATCGCCGGCCTCCGGCCGTCTCTACCTGGGAGTTTCTATTCGGTCACGTACCACGGGACGAGATAGGATCCGAGGACTTGCCACGGATAAATCGAGGTGAGGTCGGCGGTTTGCTCGATCCAATACCTCGACTCGCGTCCCGACGAATCGATCCGGCCGATCCCGAGGACGATATCGCCTTTATCCGCCGGCCGCGACGAAACGGTAACCCAGGGTGCCTCATTCCCTCCGAATATCTTTACGACGAGTTTTGTCCAATATTGGCCGTCGAGGATTTCGCGGGAGAGGGCCGCGGCCGATCGCGAGTGTTCCCATTGCCAATTTATCCCGGGGTCATAGGAATGAAGGTTCCCGAAATAATCGGGGAGGTCGGCGGTTTGGGTCGTCTTTATCAGATTGTGGCGGGTCGGGTAGAACGGCGGGCGGTGCGTGTGAGCTCGCGTAAAAGTCTCTTGGGCTCGGAAATATTCGAAACCGGAAATATAGAAATAATGGGCGATACAGGTCGCGACATATCGCCATTTCCGCGGCCGGAGGTAAATCCGATAATTCCCTCGGTTGTAAAGGTTCAGGAGGTGCGGCGATAGGTCCGGGTCGACGAGCTCGCCGTCCTCGTCGCGGACGCGATAGCGGTCCTCGTGGGTCAAGTCGAAGGGCGCGAATAGCACGTTGTCGGGGAGCTCCAGTCGGAATTCGTTCCCGCGGAGTCCTCTCCAATTCGCGAATAATGGATCCTCCAGGTCGGTTCCGCCGGTGTCGCGGTTTATCACGTCGAGGCGGAGCCATTCGGCCGGATTCTCGGCTCGCGCCTGGACTTCTGACCATGCAAGCTCCCGGACGACTCGGCCTTTTTCGCGGTCGATTTGTTGCCGGTCGTCGAGGTCGAGGCGCCATTCGCCGGCGGGGACGAGCGGGGTTTCGCCGGAAAGTCGGTCGTATCGGTGGAGATTGAGTTGGAGTCCGTCGAGGCCGTCGGATTCGTATCGCGGCGAGTTATCGATCCAACATCGATTTGAAAGTTTTTCCGGCCACGGGCGGAGCTCGAAATCCTCCGTCGCGAGGATGAGCTCGTTTATCGCCTCCGGCCGCGGGCCGACGTTGTCCTCCTCGAAATCCGATTCGCTGAAATATGCCCGATCCATTCCGGGGACGGGGTCGAAGGTTGCGGGATTCAGGAGGGCGTAAGTTCCGACGTCGAGGAGTTGGGCCGTAATCATCGTTCGGTAAGGTAAAGCGTCGTTCCGTCGACGGTAATCTCGCCGGCGTCATCCATCGACGCCGAAAGGTGGAACCCGTCGAGGATCCATTCGCGGGATTCGGTTTCAGAAGTGATAACGAGTCCGTTCCCGGTCGTCGTCCATTCGATCGCCGGCGGGATGATTCGCTGTCCCCGTTCGAGGATCGCGAGGGGGACGTCGATTTCGAGGTCGACGTTTAACCCGGATTCGAGGTCGTCGGCGAAATGACGCCGGCCGATTTCGTCGCCGAATTCCTCGGCGTCGGCCTCGTATATTTCGACGGGGATCTCGAATTCGATCGTTTCCCCGTAAAGGTCTGGATTGGGGGCGAGGATGTCGAGTTCGAGTCCGCCGTCGTCGGTGCGGCGGACGTGGGTCGTGATTCGCGAGCTCGTCGTCGCTCCGCCGTATTGGATTCTCGCCGGCGAGCTCGGGGCCGATTCGTCCGATCCAATAATCGCGGTCGCGACATATTCGTAAACGGCCGTGGAAACGACGTCATCATCGAGGAATGTCGCGAATCCGACAGGTTCGGCCGGTTGTGCGTTGTCGAGCTCGGCGACGACGCTCCAGTCGTCGCCGGCGGGCTCTGATACGTCCCCTGGCTCCGTGTAAGGCGTCGCCGAGGGTAACGGGCTCGTCGGTGTCCCGTCGAGGTCTGTAACGGCCGTATCGATCCATAATGTCGATTTGGTCGTCGCGTCCGGCGGGGTGTCGTAAAGGCCGAAAGGGTCCGGATCGTCCGGGGGATCCGGGGACGATACCGTTTTCCGGAGGATCCGATATCGCTCCGGTTGGACTCGCCTTTTGAGGACGGTCGCTCCGCCTCCGGTAACGTCGAGGCGGACGCCGGCGTCGCCTTCGACGGTCGCCTCGATGTCCGGCGGCTCGATCGCGACGGGGAGACGATAGGTGTAACCCGGTTTCCGCTGATGGGTTGGGCCGGAAACCTTCATATCTTGGGGTCGGAGGTGGTTTTTCCGATACGAGTAAATCGTATATTTATCGGGTTCCTCGAAAACGATTTCGAATTCGGATTCGACGGGGTCGACCCATTTCGCGAGTTGCGGGGCCGTCGCCGACTCGACGGTTTCGGCGAGGTGGTTCGCCTCCGACCACAGGCGGGCGGAGGCGACGACAATTTCCGGATTCCCGTCGGGGTTGATCCCTTTCGCTTCGAGCTCGTCGCGTTCCGCCTGGGTTAACGCGGTCCCGCGTTTCGTAAGGTCGTAAACGACGTATCCGGATAGGAGTCGTTTCCTCGAAAGGTTCGGGCTCCCCTGTTGGAAAAGGGTCCAGGGGTGATATTCGGCCCGCTCGGATTCGACGAGGATCGTCCCTCTCCCCTCGTTAACGCTTGGGAGGTACGGTCGGGCGTAAGTGTCTCGCGAATAGAACAGGGGCGGGGTTCCGGGGACGTCATAGGTGAATCTTTTCACGTCCCGCCGGACGAGTTGGCCGAATTGGTTTACGCCGATCGTTTCCTCGTCGATCAATAACGAATCGCCGGTCGCCGGGTCGTCGTGCCATCCGGCGCGGATCGTTAACGAATCGAGGGCCTCGGAAAAGTCGTCGGCGACGGCGAGGTCCGTAATCGTTTCCTCGGTCCAGCGGTTCGGATTTAACGACACGGGGGGATCCTGATTAGAATTCTACGGGTCCGTTTCTGGACGATCGGGAATCCTGTTATCCGTTTCACGACGCCGGCGGGTATGGTCAAGCTCCCGGCGATCCCGTAGTGGGAATGGAGGGGGTCGACGATTACGAGGGTTTTCGTCGAATCACGATAATAAATCCGCGGTTTCCACGGTGCGACGAGTTCGAGAATCGCCTCCCAAAACGAGCTCGCCGGCGGGATGACGTAGGGAATCATCGGGGCGCGGGGGAGGCGGCAGTCGACGCGGACGCCGGCGGCGTTCCCGAGGCGGCGGACGGCGTCGGCGATCGTCGAGACGTGGGTCCATACGCGATATTTTCCGATTGGTCCCTCGTGGCGGTTCAAGGCGCCGGCGACGGAGTTTTCGCGGAGGACGGGCCGGCCGTCGATCTCCTCGACGATATACGCGGAGCTCGGGACGACGACGATCGTTTCCCGAGGTCGTTTCCGTTGGGCGATCCATACGAAATCATATCCGCGGATTTCGAGTCGTGGCATTTTGCCGACGGCGACGACGAGCCGAGCTCGTTCCCGATCCGGCGGCAGGATTCCGGCGCGGGATAGGATTTCGGCTCGGGGCTCGCCGGCGGGGTCATAGGATCCGAATAAATCCCAAGTCGCGTTTTCCTCGATCGCGGACCAGCCGGCGAAACGGAAAATCCATTGGCGGTAAAGGGTTTTTCGCGGGTGCTCAATATCGACGCTTGTAATCCAATTGGTCACGTCGCGATTATTCATATAAACGCGGAATCCGAATCCCATTACGAGGCCTCCGGCGGGAATACGAATCCGAGGGCTTCAAGCTCGGCGACGGTGTCGGAATCGATCGTTTGGATTTCGATTTCGTTTCGGCGGTTCGCGCCGTAAACGAGCATCGATCCGGGGACGTCGGTCTGATGTCGAATCGCGACGACTTCCATTCCGAGGAAATCGTTCAACTTTTCGAGGGCGGGGAGGATCGATCCGATTACGTCGTCGAATCGGTATCCCTGGACGAGCTCCGATCCGAGGAAATCATCGCGGGCGTATCCCTCGACGAGCATCGATCCGGCGAAGTTTGAAAGCTCGGGGATCGCTGCGATTATCGATCCGGGGAAATCGTCCGCCTGGACGTGTCCGACCCAAAACCAAGCGTCGGCGTGAATTCCTTGGGTCTTATCGATGAGGGTCCATTGATAATCATGGTAGGCGATCGACCACGTCGTCCGCGTGTTGTATTGGAGGAGGGCGACGGCCTCAATCGCTCCGGCGAGGAATGCGAAATATCCGTCGGCGGCGCCGATTTTGAACGCTTGCAAGAGTTGGGAAAAGTTGATCGATCCGATTGTCCCGATTCCATATTTGAAGGTCGCGAGGATCGGTTGTCCCTGTAATCTGTAATTTTCGAACCCGTGCGCCTGGACGGTGAGATCGTCAAACGCTACGCCGAGGACGCCTCCGGAAATCGCCTCCCGTCCCCACTTCGCGAGGTGTCCGTTTTCGATTGTCGCGGATTGACCGTCGACGACGAGCTCGACGTCGTCGAAATCGCAAGGGTCGAAATATATCTCGATGTTCCCGAGGGTCGGCGTCGAGCTCGGGGCCGTCGTCGCGAGCTCGATTTTGAATTCGACCATTGCTCGGCCGGCTCCGGTCCTCATGTCGTCGCGATATTCGACGCCGGGGATGGGGAGGCCGGAGGTACAGGCGAGCCACGAATCGCCGTTTCCCCATCTGCATTTTAGGGCCGCGGTCGTGTCCGTTGGGGTTACGACGTCGAAAGTTAGAATCCCGGACGAAAAGGAAATCGCCGGCGAAACGTTGATCGGGTCGCCGATCCAATTCCCGTTCGAATAGTAGGCGGGCGGGTCCGGTTCGATCGTAAGGTAATCGAAATACGTCGCCGGCGTCGTGGATCCACAATCCGCCATGAGTGCAACGGCGCCGGGGTCATCGTAAACCGTATCCGATCCGAGCCACGTAAACGAGCCTGGTTCGGAGGTTCCGTCCTCCCAAAATTTAAACCAAGAGTTCATCTGCGATCCGGTGTTGACCCATTGGATTTTCATCCAATACCATTTATCAAAGTCGAGCGGGGTTATTGCTCGACTTTCGAGGCCGAACCAAGATGAGGAGGAATTGACTCGTTTTAGCTGAAACCACGACGAACCCTCTCCGACGATGGCGCAGTATCCATGACAGGCGGCGCCTGATCCGACGATATTCCATCCGAGGCCGAATTGTCCCGTCCCGTAATCGAGGCGCATTTTTACGGTTATCGTCCCGCCGTCGAGGTCGGTTCCGGCCTCGTCGTATGCGTAAATGAGTTCCTGGTTAGAAACCTGCATCCGGGCGACTTGGGTCGCGTCGGGTCCGTTGACGATTTGGCCTCCGGTGTAAACGGTTCGGACGGTCCAATCCTCCGGTTGTGAAACGTCGTCGAGCATCGCGGCGTAAACATAATCCTCGAAATCCGTCGCCGGCGCGGAGCTCGCGAGCTCGACGGAATCGCCGGCGGCTTTCGTTTGAGTGTGCGTCCCGCCGTTATCGAAATCGCTCGCCTCGTCGAGGTCGAGGGTGTGTTCGGCCGTATTGTCGGCCTCAAAATTGACGGTTACAGGGCCGGCGATTTCTTGTCCCTGGGAGTTATCCGCCGGCGCCCATCCGAGGATTGAGTGGATGTCCGTTTTCGATGCGATCGGCGTGTCGAGGAGTCGGCCTCCGCCTCGGAGGATTTCGGCCTCGATGAATTGGTGTCCGTTGACGGAGGCGCGTTTTAATACGCCTCCGCCTCGGAGTGGATCGCAGGTTATTACAGTGGCCATTTACAGGAGTCGCGCATTCATTCGGAGGGATTTCAATTCCTCGACGGTCGTCGAGCTCGCGACGACTCGCATCCAAAACGGGGTTTGTCCCGTCGCGGTTTTCGTCACGAAATCGCCGGAGGTGTAATCGTTTACGAGGGAGGTCGTCAAATCGAGATAGTCCGCCTGGACGCCTCCGGTCGCGATCGTCGCGAGCTCGGAGGATCCGGATCCGCCGGCTTGTTCGAGGAGGATCTGATCGCCTTGGGTATATCCCGAGGTTGATTCGAGGTAAACGCGGGAGGCCGGCGATTCGGAGGCGCCGGAGTCCTCGTCGACTTGCGAGAAAACGGTCGGGGCGACGTCCCGGAATGGGAGAGTCGTCCCGACGATCGCTCCCGGCGCGTAGGTCGTGGATCCGCTCGCGAGTCCTTCGAGCTCGACGGCGTGGGCCGCGACGGGGATCGTCCAGTAATCGCCGATATCGTGATTCGTCCCGGTTGGGATCGTCACGTAAATTCCGTTTTCGAGGAGTTGGGGGGATCCCGTCGGGACGATCCCGGTCGCGGTCCACGAGCTCCCGCCGTCCGGACTCCATTTGTACGTTCCCGGCGTCCCGCCGGCGTCGATTTCCACGACGTAATCGTCGGTGATCGGGCCGTTATGATTTCCCGAGGCGGTGAGATCATCGGTCCCCGTCCCCGAATGTACGGGCGTTCCGATGTCGGCCTCCTGGACGGACTTTATTTGTCCGGCGTCGAAGTCGTCGAGGTTTTGGATAAAGGCTTTCGTTCCGATTATCCAGTCCGCCGGGAGGACGTATCGGGTCGGAATGAGTTTCGTCGTCGCGTCGATTGCGACGGTTCCGGTCGATTTCACTCGCCGGCCGGTTACGGGCCTCCAATTCGTCGAGTCCGCGTCCCCGGCATCGTCGAACGTAATTTCGACTTGTTCGTTTGAGTCCGCCGGCCAGTCGGTGTCGGTCGTGTTTCCGCGGACGCCGATTTCGAATTCGTCGTCGACGAGGGTTCCGGGTTGCCATGCCGCGGCCGGGATCGAAAATCCTCCGGTCGGCGCGGAAAAGTCCGTCGAGGTGTCGCCTCTCCATGAGGCGTCGGCGTCGATTTGCGGGTGGAGGTTCGTCGGGTTGTCGCGATAGGAAACGGCCATTACCTCGAATTCGGTCGAGGAATAGAAAATCGCGGTGTAAAGCTGAGAAACGGCGTTGTCGGCGAGGACGGCGTAATCGAGGAGGCCGGTTCCCGTTCCCTCCCGTTGGACGGGTTCCTCGTTCTCTGGATGGTCGTCGAATATTTCGACTTGTTGAATCGCGTCGGTGTAGTTCCTCCAAAACCCTTTCCGCGGGGCGCCGGTCTGTCCTCGCTCGACGGCTCCGAGGTAATACTCGTTCCCGGGGAGGTCGTCGACGACGGCCGTCAAATCGATGTCGCCGGCGCCGGTCGCCTGGTAAAACTCGATCGGATAGAAATAGTAGAACGTGAAATCCGGAAATTTCCCGACGGTCGAATATTGCGTCGAAAAGTATCCTCCTCCGGCGTTGGTCACTCTCACCATAAAGTCGACGTCGACGTTATCGCGGAGGGCTCGCTCGAAAATCGAGGTAACGTCGAGCGCCGTCCGGTCCCCGTTCAGCATCGACAATCCGGTAACGGTTAATGCCGCGGGCGATTCGATGTCCCTCCCCTGGATCGGTGCGTAGGCGTCCTCGTACCAGGGAATCGTAGCGGTCCGGTCGCGGTATCGATTCGAGGCGTCGCCTTGGGTCGGTGCGACGATGAAACGGAAAATCTCGATTCCGAATCCGGCGAGGTCGGATTTAATCACGGTCCCGAATAGGACTTTGACGAGGATCGGGATTTGTCCGAGTTTCGCTTTCAGGAGCTCTTTTTCGACGTTTATCGCTCCATAGGTGAAATCGGTGTCCGACGTTGGGTGGACCGCCCATTGGTGGGTGTCGGAGTCGACTGGAAAAGTTGATTGTTCCTGATCCGAGGTCGACCCTTCGGCGATGATCGATCGGCCGAATCCGAGGTTCTGATAGCTGATCGCCTCATGTTGTGAGGTGTAGAGTCCGAAATTCCAAACGCGCATTATCCGAGCTCCTTACGCCGCGACATTCGCGGGGAATTCGCCGACGATGCCGGCGGGAAATTCGAGGGTAACGTCGCCGGCTTGCTCGTCGACGGGGCCTTCCATATCCCAAAACCCGATCGCCTCTTTATTCGAGGCGGAGTCGTTTATCAGAATCGCGTGGTGTCCGTCTTGGAATCCGGAGGCGTGCATCAGGATTTCCATGTCGTCGGCGGTCAAGGTCGCGACGCCGGAAATCATCGCGTAAACGACGGTCGTTAACGTGATCCCGCCGGTCACGTAATTTCCCGCGGCCGATACCTCGTTCGCCGAATAATCGGAATATCGAGGTGCCGCGTCGTCCACGGCCGGCGGCGCGGTGTCGTCGACGATCATAATTTTTAGAGTATTCGTCCCGAGGACGTGGACGCCTTTTCCGACGTCGTTTTGATATACGTTAAACAGTGTCGCGGATCCTCGGGCCATCGTCGCCTCCTAAACTGTCAATCCGCGGACGCGGTAAACGTGGAGTCGCATATCGCCGGGGCTCGCCGAATCGGGGACGACGGACCGAACCCAAAAATCTACCTGTCCCGAGGGCGTGATAACGCCCGATACCTCGCCGTCCTGGGTCAAGGTCAACGGGCCGGAGCTCCAGGATCCCGGCGATCCGGAAACGTCGGGCGCGAATTCGAGCCATTCGGACGAATCGCGGACGTGGAGGGTGAAGGTTTTCGCGGAGGCGTCGCCGGGATCCACGACGAACGCGATCCCGAGTCCGCGGAGCTCGTCGGCGCCGTCGATATATCCGGTGACTCCGTGTTGGTAAAGCGTCCCGTCGAATTGCGCGTCCTCGATGCACTTGACCGCGCCTCCGCCGTCGTTAATCCATACGTCGTGCGTTTGAGGCGGGCCGGCGTCGAAATCGTCGAAAGAAATATCGTAATCGCCGGCGATCGCGAGGGCGTGGCGGGCGGGGTCGGTGTGGTTCCGAATGTATTCGATGAAGTCCTCGACGCCGGCGCCTTCGACGAAAAATCCGGGGAGGCCGTAAACCTTGGTTTCGGCGGAGTCCTCCGTCCCGACGTTGACGGCCGTCACCTTTCGTTGCGTCGAGGTGTCGCCGGCGATAACGGTCCCGGTATCGAGGCGCCTGGTCGTCGATCCGTCGCCGGCCATCAAAGCGCCGACGGCGGCTTTCCCGGTCCATCCGACGGCGAGGGACGACGAGAAAACGAATGATCCGAATCCGAGGTCGTTCGGTGTCGAGTCATCGGCGACGACGGAAACGCCGGTCCCGACGAGCTCGTTTTTTGGATCGTCCGCCGTGATATTGATTGTCGAGGAGGAGGCGCCGACGATCGTATAAACGCCGGCGACGGCTTTCCCGTTGGCGGGAAACGCCGCGGATACGATCGGGGCGTTTATCGTGTTCTCCCATCGGAGGAGGAGGTCGGAGTCGGGGTCCGACGGGGCGGCGGCGTCGCGGAGCATAATTTCTGAGCTCATTACGGGATCTCCTCTTGGACGGCGAGCTCGATCTCGACTCGGTGGTATCGAATCCCGGCCGGAGCTCCGTCGGTGTAGTGTCCGATGATCGGCTCGAATTTAATCGAGGCGATCGTTACGGTATAGGTCGTCGCGACGCCGGCGGTCCATTTCGCGGTTAAAGGTCCGGGGACGTCGGCGAGTCCTCGGAGGATGGCCGTTTTCGCGTCGGTCAACTGTTCGAGGGCGAGGACGACGAGTTGGTCGTCGGCGTCCTGGTGATAGTGGGTCGTTATCACGTTTCCGGGCAGGGCGACGGCTTTCGCGCGGGCCGGTCCCGATCGGTTATATCGGTTGAGGTGTCGGGGCTCGCGATCGAGAGCGAGTTTCGTCGCGTCCCGCTCGAATCCTGTTTCGGCATTGGTGAAACTCACGAGCTCGCCTCCATCCGGAAATCTACCTGGGAGTTTCCCTCGATCGCCGGCCTCCGGCCGTCTCTACCTGGGAGTTTCCCCGCCGGCATTACGGGAGGGCTCCGCCGGTGTTGGGAGCTCCGCCGATCGCGTCAAATTGCCGTTGGATGTACTCCATATCGAGCGCGGGTCGGAGGGGGTTGTCCGCGACATATGCTTGGAGGGAATCGTAAGATTGTTTCGCGAGCTCGACTCCCTCCGCGACGCCTCCACCGAATCCTCCTCGGAGTTTCCCTTTTATCTGTTCGCCGGCGCGGGTTATCGAAACGACGGTTTCGTCCGCGGCTTTTTTCGCGGCGCCGGATACCGTAACCCATTCGCCTTGCATTTCGACGAGTCCGTTTTTTGCGGCTACGAGGGGGGCGAGGAGTCGGTCGGCTTGCGTGTTGAGGTGTTGGGCTTCGAGTTTGGCGCCGGCCGCGGATATCGCGATCGCTCCCATTGCCATGTCGATATTGTTTAAGGCGATTTCCCCGAGGGCTTTCGCGGCCGGATTGATAAACGGGACTTCCATCCACGCGACGATGAGTTTTCGAATCCCTCCGAGGGTCCGGGCTAGTGCCTGGTGTGCGGCGACTCCGAAATTATGCCATCCGGCCGAAAGGCGGAGGAGGGAGGCGCCGACGACTCGGCCGATTGTGTTCATTACTTTCGACGCCGTCCGTTGGACGGTTTCCCATGCGGCCGGCCAATCGGAATTCAGGACGTGAATAAATACCTCAACGGCGCCGAGGACAATTTCCAGGGCTCCGAGGATGAGATTTTTCGCGACGAGCCATCCGCGGCGGACGACGGTTAGGATTGCGGCTCCGTGTTTTTCCCACAGGGCCGAGATATTCGTAACGACTTCGGAAACGATTGATTGAATCGCCGGCCAAACGCGGACGGCGAAATCCCGGATTCTTCCGAATGCGTCGAGGGCGATATCCTTTATCGCGTTTAGGGCCGGTTTTATGAAATCGACGAACGCCGCGAACGCCTTTTTTACCGTTCCCCAGTGTTTCGCGAGGAGGAGGGCGCCGGCGCCGATCGCGATTCCCCATCCGGCGAACGCGAGGGAAACCGTTCCGAGGCCGGTCGCGATCAATCCGAGGAGGATCAATAACGGGCCGGCCACGGTTACGAGGCCGGCGACCGCGAGGATTATTTTTTGGACTTGTGGATCCAGGGCGGAAAATGCCTCGGTCGCTCGGCCGATAAACTCTCCGAGTTTTTGGGCCGCGGGGACGAGATACGGGAGGATTGCGTCTCCGAGGGTAATCGCCGATGCCGCTAATTGAGCGAAAACCTGGGCGAGTTTGAATCCGGATTTTTCGGCGACGACGGCTAGGCCGGCGTTTAGGTCCGTTCCCGTCGTTTTCGCGAGATTCGCGAAAATATCGATTGCGTCTTGGGCCTCGGCGCCGACGAGCCCGAAAAGTCCTCGGAGGGCGCGGACGTTTCCGAAAACGGCGGCGGCGGCGTCCTCGTTGTCGCCGAATTTCTCGACGAGCTCCGTTAACATCGCGATAAGTCCTTTACCGCGGAGGGCGTCGCGGATGGACTCTAAACTCGTTCCGAGGCCGAGGAGGGCTTTCCGGGTTTTCGGGGCGCCTTTTTGGATCGTTGACAGGATCGCCGAAAGTTGGGTAACGGCGATTTCGGCCGGGGCTCCCGTCTTGGTCATTACCGCGATTGCGGCGGCGACTTCGTGGAATTTCACTCCCATAATCGCCGCGACATTGGCTACCTGTCCCATCACGGGCGCGATCGAGTCGGCCTCCGCCTTTCCTTCGCGGACGGCGGCGCGGAGGATCGCGGTCGCATCGGCGGCGTTTAGGTTCGCTTTTCCCCAGGCGTTAATCGCCGAGGTCACGGCGTCGGCGATGACGACGGTTTCGCCGAGTCCGAGGTTCGATCCCTTCGCCGCATAAGTGAGGACGTCGATTGCCTTGGCGCCTCGGAATCCGGCCGACGTTACCTGGAAAAGTGCATTCGCGAGGGCGGTCGGGGTTTGTCCTAGTTCGGGGCCGAGTTTTTTTAGGAGGATCGACCATTCTCTAACCTGTTCCTCGGATACTCCGACGAGGGTTATGATCTTCGTCATTGAGTCCTCGAAGGTCAACGCCATTTTGACGGAGGCGGCGCCGGCGAGGGCCATCGGGACGGATAACGAGGTGGTCATCGTTCGGCCGGTTCGCTCGGCCGATCGGCCGAATTTCCGAAGTTTGTATTGGGCCGACGCGAGTCCTTTCGTAAACTTCGACGACGTCAATCCCAGGATTACATTCAGTCGGGCGAGGGTCGCCATTTTGTCGGCTATCCTTTCCGTTTTCTAGCGGCCGTGAATCGCTTGATCGCGTCGATTTGTTCTTGTTGCGATCGCCGGCGGAGCTCGGCGTCGGGCTCCGCCTGGTCGTCGGGCTTGGGGTCGAGGACGGTTTCGCCTGGTTTAGCGTCGTCGTGGATCACGAAATCGATCGGCTCCGCCGGTTTCTGACCTTTCCCGAGGCCGAGATTCGCGACGAGGCTCGCGAGGATCCCGGTTTGGAAATCCGTTCGGAGGTCGCCGAAAGGCTCGTTCGAGTAATACGCTTGCCATTCCGTAAACTCCGAGGACGAAATCCTCGATTGGAGCTCGCGGACGGGGATCCCGAGGGCCAGGGCGAGAAGGAACCAAAATCGCCGCTCCGGGCGGCGTTTTAGTTTCCCGCAAGCTCTCCCAAGTCCTCCTCGGTGATTTTCGACAGTCGGGCCGCGACATCGAAAACGCGGTTCAAGGCTACGGCGGAAAGGTTCCCGAGTTTAACGACGTCGGCCTCGGTGAATACGCGAGCTCCGGAGGCGTCAATAACGGCGAGCGATACGAGGCGGGCTCGGGCGTTGTCCATTACGAGATCGGTTTTCCCGCCTTTTTGCATTCTCACGAGTGCGGCTTCGTATTTGTCGCGTTCGGCGCCGGTGAGTTCGCGGACGCGGACCGTCCCTCCCCATTCGGCGACGTTGACGAGCTCGGCGACAAGGGATTGTCTTGCGAGAATCATCTCGCGGGTTAGGAGTTTCGCCGATTCGGTGGGGCGATCCTCATTTTTCGGGGCTTCTGGTTTGGTGTTTTCGTCCATTCGACGGGTATCCTTTCGTCGCGATTCGTGGTTAATAATTGAGAATCGGGGCGCGGATCGCCGGCGCGGTTCTTGTTTATCGCGTGTTCTTGCGAATCTCTTCGCGGAGGGTTTGTTTCGCGTTTGCGACGGCCTCGTCCTTTTTCGAGTCGAACGCCGGCCGGAGGAATGGTTTTGGTTTGGCGCCTGGATGTTTGAAGGCGCGTTTTTTTGTCTCGTGTTTTAGCTTCCGGGTCTGATAGTGCGGTTTGGTCCCGAGCTCGACGAGGTGGGCGTATGGGAGTCGGGATTCGACTCTCCCCGAAATCGACCACCTTCCAATTTTGACATAGGTCCGGATTGACCGTTTGAGGTCGCCTTTCCTGACGGGGCAGCGGACTTTCGCGTCGGCGCGGATCGGGGCCGCGGCTCGGCGAATAACCTTCGTCGCGACTTGTTTTTTCGCGATCCGTTCGAGGCGAACGAGGGCGGCGAGGAGCTCGCGGTCGTCGACTCCGACCCACAATCCGGAGGCGCCGGAGGGGGGTTTAACGGGGTATCGCGTCCCTCCCATCGGCTACCAGGTAAGCTCACCGGAAATTTCGAGGGTGACCGCCATCACCGCGGCATCGCCGACGGGAAGGCGTTGGGTCCATTTCACGGTTGCGGCGAAATGCCCGATTGTGTTTTGGACGTCGGGGTAACGGAGCTGGAAATTCGTCGGGTCCGGCTCGGCGTCCTTGTCTCTGAGCTCGATGTGCATCGGCTCGCCGGCGTCAAAGAAAAACTCGGACGTCAACTCCCCGTCACCTTTGAGGGCGTTTAGGTGCTCCCTCGCGGTCGAGTCGTGGTTCGTAACGTCGACTTTTTCCGCCTGGGGCGGCGTAAATTCGACGTCCCCGAGTCCGGGGACTTTTGTGAATACCTCGGTCGGGGTCGCTCCGTCTCCCATAAACAATTCGGATCCGTGGGCAAGTTGGGCCATTTCAAGCTCCTTTTTCTGAGGTTTTTGGTTCGGTCCTGGTTTCTACCTGGGAGTTTCCCTCGATCAGATCCGGAGGACTCCGAGGAAAACGAGGGGGTCGGAAACGTCGATGTACAGTTTCCCGTCGGTCTGTCTCCATCCGGCCGTTGCGAACGGGCCGAAAATGGCGATCACTCCGGCGGCGACGGAATACGCCGTAATCGCTCCGGCTCGGCCGATTTCGTCCGGGGCCGCGGTAAAGGTTACGGTCTGAGCTCCGGAGTCTGTGTTTTCGACGACGACGATCTCGGCGCCTGTGCAATCGACTTCATTCCCGTCGACTTCGTCGCCGGCCTCGTTGTCGAGGTCGGCGGCGCCGGCGATGACGGTCGTATGTTGTGCGACGAGCTCGCGGATCGAGGCGGACGTTATAGCGGTTCGTGCCATTGGTTACTCCTTGTATTTTACGATTGTGTCGAGGGTGTGTTCCCATCCCTCGGCGTCGGGGGTAAATCCGAGATCGAGCTCGTTTTCGATCGTTACGAGCTCGAACGCGCCTCCCTGGTATCCGTTGACACGGGCGATAATCGCACGATGTAGCGCGAGTGCCTCGGGATGGGTTTCGGCGTGGCTTGCGAGTTGGAAACGGGCCTCGACGTCCCCGGTTGGGCCGTCGTGGTCTTTGGTTCGATTCGTCGAAACTCGTCGATAGACAATCGCCGGCCGGTCGGCCCTTTCGGGCAAGTACGCGGGGTACACCGGGGCGAGGTCCGCGAGGAGTGTAACGAATGCTTCCTCGATCATTATCGAATCTCCGCGACGAGTAGTTCGAGTTCCTTCCGCCGGCCTTTGAGGTCGGGCGCGGCGAGAATGTTAAACGTCCGGCCGTCGAATTGGGCTCGCCATTCGGCGCGGACGTCCGATCGATATCGGATTCGGATTTTCGCGTTTAGCTCGGAATGGGCCTCCTGTGCGGCGAGGTATTCCCGGCCGCGGATTTCGAGGAGCTCTCCCCATACGATCGCGACGGTCGTCCAGCTATCGACGCGGGATCCGTCGTCCGCCTGGGTCGGCGTGTTCTGTTGGAGGGCGATCCGGTGGCGGAGGCGTCCAATCCGAGTCATTGGTAATTTCCCTCGGTCAAACGGTCGTTCGCGAGGAGTTGGTCGATTTGTTTCGTCCAGTTTACGTTGAGTCCGAGGACGATTGATTCGCGTTGTTCGTAAAGGTCGCCGAGGGCGAGTTTCATCGCGGAGCGAATATCCTCGGGGACGTCTGTCGGGGTGTCACCATATCCGGCTTTCCATTGGATTTCGACGGCGGCGAAGCGGGTTTCGGTCGCCGGCCATGAGCTCCCGACGGTGGGCCGGAGGCGGGCCGGTTTGGAGTGGGGGTCGAATTCGTAATCGGCGGCGTCGAGGGTCTGTTCGTTGCCGTCGACGTCGTAATATTTGACCGATACGAGCTCCGTCGCCGGCGAGTGGGGGAGGAGGAGGAGTCCGCCGTTTCCCGTTGGGAATTCGTCAAGCGTCCCGGCGAGGGTCCGAGTTATGAATGCGAGGCCGGATATTTTCTCGCAGTAAACGCGGGACGATCGGATTTTCCGGCCGATTTCGTCGTCCTCGTCGGATTGGTCAACTCGGAGGTGAATTTTCGCCTCGGCGAGTGGGATCGGCTCGACGCCGGGTTCGGTGATCGTTCGGACGTCCATCGCCTCCTCCGTTCTCGGTTACTTTTTCGCCTTCAGTTTCGGCGGAGCTCCGGCGACGCTGCCGGCGGCTTTCCGTTTCTTTGCGTCCGCCTTTTTCGCGTCGGCGGCGCGTTTCTTGTCCGCGGCCGAAATGATCTCGGCGGTTTTGACGAGTTCCTCCGTCCGGGCTTTTGCGACGGCGTCGGCGGCGTTTTTCCGTTCGACGGCGACGGCGAGCTCGGCCTCGGTCGGATTGCGGGCGTTCCCGCCGGCGATCATCCGTTTTGCCTCGGCCTCATTCGGCCAATCGACGACGGCGCCGGGGGGACATGAAACGTCCGTCCCGGCGATCGAGGTAAGGGTGAAAATTTTCATGGTCCCGCCTTTCGTTTCGAGAAAAGGCGCCGGCCGGAGCTCGCCGGCCGGCGCCGGGATTGTTCGAAGGCTTACGCCTGGATCGCGTGTTTTACCGGGTTCGTTCCGGCGTCGAGGAGGTCGCCGTCGGCGCGGGCGAATGCGAGGAATCCTACCTGGAGGAATTCCGCGTACCGCTCGACAAGGCGGATCATCGACATGTTGAGGGCGATCCGGGTCATGTACTTTTTCAGATCGCCGAAAATCACGGATTTGAGCCCGGTCGTCGGCGCGGGGACGGACTGGTTAATCGTAAACGGGTGTCCGTGGATCCGGTCAAAGGATCCGGTCGACATTCCCGCGGAAAACACGGGGCGAGAATCGCCGTCGACGAGTTTCCGGAGGAGTGCGAGGACGGCGTCCGAGAACATGTACCGGCCTTGGGCGCGATACGCCGGGTCGATCGAGTGTTCGAGGTCGATCAACTCTAGCTCGGTAATCGCGGCGGCGCCGGCGAGGGTTTTCCCGAGGGTTGAGGCCGTAACGATCCCTTTCGGGATCCCGGCGGTTCCGGCGCCGACGGTGAGGTCGGTATTCCAGATACGGCCGATCCGCTCGCCGAGTCTGCCGGAAAGAAACTCATTCATGTCGAAATACGAGTCCTGCATCAACGTAATGGGGACTTTGACCATTTTCGAGGAGTACAACCAAGCGTTGAGCATCACTTGACCGAATGCGACGTCGGCGTATCCGACTTCGGCGTTTTCCGCGACTCGCTCGCCGGCGTTGGAGGTGTCGTCCGAGGTCGGGATCGGGAGCGGGTTCCCGGTCGCGGTTCGGAGGATGGAAACGACGTTCGGGTCAATCATCCCGCCGGCATAGGCGAGGGCCGCGATTTCGAGGCGTGTTTGGAACCCTTCCGGGACGAGATAGCCTCCCTCGTCCCCGGTCCCGATTGACATCGTCGCTCGGATGCCGGGTTCCTCTTTTTCGACTTTCTGGATCCTCGCTTCGAGTCGGTTACCGGCCTCCTCGGAGAGGGCGCGAAAACCTCCGACACAAAAGGATGAGAAATCGGCCATTTCGATTTCCTCGTTAGCGACGTGTTCGTCGGTCGAAACATCGTCGCGGGCCGCGGCGAGCTCCTGGCGTTCTTCGAGTTCCGCCTCGGCGAGGAGGAGGCGCTCGATCCGATCGATCTCGTCTTTGATTTCGTCGGCCTTTACCATGAGCTCGTCGAATTGGGCGTTACGTCCTTCGAGCGAAATCTCGGTGTCGGCGAGGATCGCGTGGGCGTCGGCGATAAGTTGGGCGCGTTCCTGGCGTAGTTTGAGGGCCTTTTCTCGCATTGTTCGAAATCCTTTCTTGGTTTTCGTTTTGGGTTATTCGTCGAGCTCCTGTAAGGCGAGGCGCCGTTTCATAAGCTCGACGAGTTGGTCGTCGGCGTTCGAGGAGGATTCCTCGGCGCCGGCGGGCGTCCCGTTCTGGTCGCCGGCGGATGCTGGCGCGTTTCGGAATCCGGAAAGGTCGCGGCCGGCGGCGGCGCCTTCGTCCGGTGGGTCCGAGGTGATAAGGCGGGAGGCGAAACCGGACTCGACGGCCTCCTCCCCGGTGTACCACGTTTCGGACTCCATGAGATCCCGAATCTCGTCGACCGTTTTGTCCATCCGGCCGGCGTAAATCTTCGCCATCGGTGCGGCGATCGTTTTGTCGAGGACATCGGCGAGTTGCCGGAGCTCGGCGGCGTTCCCGATCCCGACTCCCCATGGGTCGTGGATCATAACGACGGATGCCTCGTGTACCTCGACGACGTCGCCGGCGAGGGCGATAATCGAGGCGATCGAGGCGGCGAATCCGTCGACGATCGTCCGGACGGTCGCGGGGTGGTCGCGGAGGAGATTGTAAATCGCGAATCCGTCGAAAACGTCCCCTCCGGACGAGTTGATCCGGAGGACGATTTCGTCGGCCTCGACTTTGTCGAGCTCGGCGGCGAAATCCTTCGCGGTTACTCCCCACCAACCGATCGAATCGTAAATCCGAATTTCGGCGGGGCCGTCACCTTTCGCGGCCGTGAATTCGTACCACGGGCGGGCGCCGGCGGCGGGTTTCGTCATTCGTGGGAATTGGGGGTACATGGTTACTCCTTTTCCGCCGGCGGCGGGGGTTTGGGTTTCGTCCTTCCGGGCTTCTTACCTGGGAGTTTCCCGGCCTTTTGATCGCGGAGGTATCGCCGGCGAGCTCGACGGCTATCGATCGCGTTTTTCGGTTTCTTGCCTGGGAGTTCTGTTTTCTCGGTCATTCGTCGCCGTCCTTTCCATCGTCCGCCGGGTCGTCGGGCGGAGTCGCCGGCGCCGCGGGATTCGCGGGATCGGTCGCTCGGCGGTTTTTGGCCTCGTTTCGCTCGTCGACCGTGTCGAGGGGGAGGGACGCGGAATTTAGGAAAAGTCTGTCTCCGCCTTCCTTCGGTGGACGATCCTCGGTTCGGCGGGCCTCGTTCGGCGTCATCAAGGCATTGTTGACGGATTTCGTTAGGACTTCGGCGCGGGTTTTCGAATCGCCGCGGAGGAGGCCGTCGAGGTTGAATTTACAGAAGTACGGGGCTCGGAATAACTTCCGGTTAAATTCCTGTTCGATTGAGACTAGCCACGGGCGGAGGACGTATTCGACAAACGCGATCGTTTGTTGTTCGATCCCGGATCCCCAGGAGGTTGCCTTTTCGGTTTCGCCCAACAAATGCAAGGGGACGCCGAAAATTCGCGCGATATCCGAAACCTGATAACGGCGGGTTTCGAGGGTTTGGGCGTCGTTGGGGTCGATTTGCATCGACTTCCACGTTTGGCCTTTGTCGAGGAAAACCGTTTTCCCGGCCTTTTCGACGCCTGAATACAGTTTTTCGAATGCCGTCCGGAGGTTTTTAAGTCCGGTTTCCGATAGGGCCTTGTCGACTTCGACGACGCCCGATCCGCGGGCGGACGCCTGGGTAAATCGTCCCTGGAATTCCTCCAAGGCGAGGGCGAGCCCGATCGATTGTTTCCCGACGGCGGCGATTGGGGAAATCCCGCGGACGCCATCGAATCCGAATCCGGGGATGTGGATCATCGAATCCTGGGGGACGTAGAATCTTTCCCCTCCGATCGTCGGGTGATAATCGAGGCGGAAATTTCCGTTTGGTCCTCCCTTCCGTTCGACGTCGACGTCGAGGGCGGGGAGTTGGAGGAGGTCGAGGATCCGGCCGGCATTGTTCCGGCCGATGACGGCGAACCCGTTCCCGTTCGTTAAGAGTCCGCCGACGATTATTTGCCGGAACGTGTAGGAGCTCGTTATCCGGTTCGGTTGGTCGTGGAGGATCCGTTGGAGGGGGTGTTGGGGCGCCGGCTCGCGGCCGGCGTCGGTTGCCTTGTATACACCAAACGGAAGGCTCGCGATCGTGTTCGCGATGATTGAAATACACCGGAAAACGGTCGTCGCTCGGAGGGCGGTTAGCTCGTTCACTGGCGGGCCGGCGTAAGACGTTCCGCCGGTCATCCAGTCGACGAGCCATTCCGCCGGATTCGATAAACTCGTTTCGGGATTCTCTGGACTCCCGGCTCGGAAGGCTCGGCGCGTGAGCTCGATCGAGTCGGGAAAAACAGAGGATATTGCGTCGGCGAAAATTCCCATTGGTTAGCCTTTCCGTTTCGCGACCGCGAGGAGATACAGTCCGACGAGGATCCCGCCGGCGGGGACGTAAACGGCGGCGGCGGAAACGGCGAGTATCCCGACGCCGAGGAGGGCGAGGACGTCGGCGCGATCGATGTTTGGTTTTTTCATCCGAGGGCCTCTTCCGTTTCCCATATCGAGGCGCCGGTGTCGTGGAGGTCGGCGCGGCCCGATGCCATTATCGCGGCGAGGATGGTATCGATTTTTCCGCCTGAGCTCCGGCGGCTCGGTTTGATGTTGTCGTTTGCGTCCGTCCATATTGCGACGTTTTTCGCGCAGAATGTGAAAATCGGATTATCTCCGTGGCGGATCCGGCGTTGGAGGAGGAGGCGCTCGAATCCTTTCGAGGGCGCCGACATTCCGCCGGTTCCCTGTCCGTTTTTTATCATTTCGAAACCGTCGATTTCGATCAATCGGTTTACGAGGTCCGCGGCGTTCCAGGGGTCGAACGCGATTTCGCGAATATCGTAAAGGTCGCTGGCCTCTTTGATTCGGTTCCGGATAACCTCGTAATCGGTGGCGTCGCCGTCCGTTGATTCGATCCATCCGTCGTCGATCCATTTCGATATCGGTTGTTTGAGTGTCCTCGATAGGTAATCGAGGCGCATCGACGGAAACCACGTCCACGCGAGGAAATAGGTCCAGGGTCTTTCGTCAATCGGCGGAAAGGCGAGGACAAACGACGAGAGGTCTTTCGTCGAGGCGAGGTCGAGTCCGCCATAAGCCGGCCGGCCGGCGAGGATCGCCGGGTCGAAAGTCCCTCCGCATTCTCGCCAAATATCGAGATCGATCCATCGGTCGACTTGCTCGGTCCATTGTCCGCAATGAAGGCGGCGAAATGCGTTTTGACGGGCGACGAGCTCTTTCGCTCGATCCGATTTCCTCTGGAGGTCGTCCCTCTGGACGATCGTATCGATCGATGGATTTCCCATTTCCCAAGTTTTCGGATCGTCGAACGGGAGGTCGCGGGCGGGTTCACAAATAAAACCGAAATAAGCGTCGTCGTCGACGACTTGTTCGAGGATCCGCTCGACGTGGGCGCGTTGCTCCCAACATATCCCGTCCTCGCCGGATCCCGGCGTCGTAATCGCGAAAATGAGGGGTTGAGTCCGGGCGCCTGTCCCGGTCTCGATAACCTCGAATAACTCGGGGTCTTTCCATTTGTGGAGCTCGTCGAGGATCGCTCCGTGGATGTTTAATCCGTCTTTGGTGTCGGCGTCGGCGGAGAGTGGTTCGAATTTCGATCCGAGGGCCTCGACGGAAATATTATTCGTTCGCGAGTGGGGTTTTCCTCCGATGACGTCACAATAACGATGAAGGGCCGGCGACTTTCGGACCATCTTCGCCGACTCGTCGAAACAGAATTTCGCCTGGTCTTTCGTGGTCGCGGCCGAATAGACTTCCGCTCCCATTTCGCGATCGGCTACGGTTAACAGGAGGGCGACGGCGGCGGCTAGGGTCGTTTTCCCATTTTTCCGGGCGACTTGAATTAGTGCGAGGAGAAATCGGCGAAATCCGGTCCCGGTCCGTTTCCATCCGAAAAGTGATCGAATTATGAATTGCTCCCATAAATCGAGTTTGAACGGCTTTCCGGACCATCGGCCTTTGGAGTGTCGACAAAATCTCTCGACGAAAGCGACGGCGCGATCGCCGGCGGCGTCGTCGAAATGAATTCCTCGTTTATGTCCCGTTCGGAGGTCGCGGGCGTGTCGTTTATACGCGAGGGATTCAAGTTTTCCGATCGCTCGGTGTTTCGGTGGACGTTCCCAAGCGTGGGCTAATTTGCGGCGTCGTTTTCGCATTCATCGATTGCTGATTCCCCGTCGTCACCGAATAGAAAGTCCTCGTCCGAGGACGGCTTTTTCGGGTCCGGAATATTGAGTCGACTCCTTGCCGACGGGGTTAATCCGAATTCGGTCGAGAATCGGTGCATTTGGACGGCGGCGCGTTCGGCGATCCCGACGTGGGGCCACGGTTTGATCGCTCCGCCTTCGGTCTTGTAAACGAGCGATCCGCCGGCGGCGGAGGAGGCGAGGAATCGCTCCGCCTGGGCGAGGCGCGAATAGGCGGAACAATACGCCGCGAACGCGGTCCGGTCCGCCGGCGTCAACATGTTGTGGACGAATAGGCGCGGGGCGAGGCGTCTCCATTCGGTTTTCGCGATCGTGTCGAGGTGGAGGGGCGCGGTCGTTTTCCCCTCGAACGCCGGCTCGTTTTCGTTGATCGGGCGGTGTCCGGGGTTCCCTTGCCGTTTCTTTACGGCCGAGGGTTTCGGTTTGCGTCCTCCGCGGTTTCCTTTGCTCATTGGACGGGGAATCCTTCCGCCGTGGGGATCCCGTCCTCGACGGGCTCCGCCTGGTCGTGGCCCTTTTTCGTTTTCGTTGGTGACATTTTCGGATACAGTCCCTCGAATTGCCCGAGGTCGCGTAGGATATCGCGGGCCGTCTTGAAATCGTGAATTTCGATGGTCCGCCGGTAAAGCTCGCGGCGGGCGGCAATGTGCCAGGTTCGCCGGAGCTCCGGATCCGTTTCGGCAAGCTCGCCGATATATTTGAAGGCCGCGACGAGGAGCTCGACGGCGTCGAGGTCGGGGAACGTCGCCTTGATCGCCTCCTGGATTGAAATTTCGTTTTCCCCGCGGAGGATCCAGTCGGCGACTTGTCGGAGGGGGACGATCATCGGGTCGACGACGGGCGGGGCCGGCGGGACTTCTTTCCCGGTCGGCCTCGCCTTTTTCGTCGATTGGCGCCGGCCTTTCGGCGCCTTCGGCGTTTTCCCTTTCGGGAGGGCCTTCGGTGGTGTCTTACCTGGGAGTTTCCCCGGCTTGGCGGGTTTCGCGGCTCGGGCCGGCTTCTTACCTGGGAGTTTCCCCGACTCGCCGGCCGTCACGAGGCGAAGTCCGGGGTTTTTACGTGGGGGTTTCTTCGGCGTCGTCATAGGGTTTTGAATCCTCGCTGCGATCGATGTTCGGCCGGCTCGCCGAATTGTTTCCGGGCCTTTTTCTCGTCGAATATCGCGTTGATCCATCGGAGATTGAAATCGGCGAGCTCGGGGGACTCGCGGACGAGGGCATATTCAAGGCGGGGATTCGTGTTTAGATTCATCGACGTGAGGACGGAAATTTTCCATTCGTCATTCGTGATAACGACGAGTTTCGCGTGGTTCCTGGTAACGCGGATCGATTCGTCGCCGAAAAGTTTCCGGATCTGTCCGCAGAATTGGGGCTTTCGCCTTTGGAAAAAATGGTCGACGAGGAAACGAATCGACCGGATCCGGCCGTCGTCGAGAAGGTCGAACGCCTCCGCGATATCGGCGCCGGCGGAGGTCCAGGTCGAAATCACGACGTCGGCGGGGCCGGTTTGGTCGAGGATCCGGCGGATCAAATCGATGAGCGAAAACTGCCCTTTCGTGACGAAATATCGCTCGATCCCGTGGACGAGCTCGCCGAGGGCCTCCCCTGCGTTTTCCCGTTTCCGGAGTTTCGCGTCGATTGCGGCCGGCGCCGTGGGGACTCGATACGAGTCGTCGGGATCCCTTCCGCCACGGGGGACGAGGATCGAATTTCGAGTCGCTTCGAGGGTCACGGGGAGGAGCTCCAATCGGGGGCGCGGGAGGCGACGGCGGTCGACGGGCGGGGACGGGCTCCGACGCCGTAGCGCGAAAATGGGCGGGGACGGTTTTTAGGTCCGAGTTTCGCGACCGCGTGTGTGCCTC